TGGCAGTGTTGATTTTGTGAGCCTGCTGGAGACGCAGGTAGACTATTAAAGTGAGTTAACTGATTGAAGGAAATGAATAAAGTAGACGTTGAAATACTTAGGTGGGCTAACATCTGGTGTCCCCTTCAGGAATCTATCCTATTGGTTAATTGATTGATATAATTGTGATAAATTAGTTCTATTTTTAAATGCTATACATCTTGTTATACACACCTTTCATTCTTACCTTATTTTGACCTGCCAACCTGCCAACCTGCCAACCTGCCAACCTGCCAACCTGCCAACCTGCCAACCTGCCAACCTGCCAACCTGCCAACCTGCCAACCTGCCAACCTGCCAACCTGCCAACCTGCCAACCTGCAACTAATAACTCGCATAAACATTTCGTGCTGTTTCATTTTGTTACAAATAGATCTCAAGTATTTTAACCTTTTTTGTGAGCATAAAATGAACACTTAAAAATTAGCTCAGCAATATTCAGTAATATTAGACAATATTGGCTTTTAGATATGTTTTTCAATGAAAGTCAATAGTCGAGAATGTGAGTTTCAATCATATTTACTGTTCTGGTTATACATGCAAATATTTTTGCATCCCGTTAGCGCCTTTGGGATTTCACTAAACAATTAAGAGTTTCATCAGGGGGTAATGTTTTGACAGTTTCAAAAAATATTCTCGAAACCGATCGGCTAATGAGAATGCCAGATGTAATCAATATGACGGGCCTACCACGCTCAACAATCTATTTGAAGATGAAAAGCAATGAATTTCCTCAGCAGGTTAAGATTAGTTCTAGATCAGTTGCGTGGATTGAATCAGAAATTCAGTCGTGGATTAATAACAGTGTAAGTAAAAGAAATATGTTTATGGGTGGTGGCGAGAATGTTTAGCAAAGATAAACATGATGGGATTATTAGAAGCTACAATCAGGTTGGATTTTTAGATAATTCGAGTGATGGTAATTATATCTTTCGTCTATTTGAAATTGGCTCTTTCTTTAAAAGTCGTAAAAGAATTGAGTTTGTCATGGAACTAATGGGTATCAAATCGATAAGCATCTATCCAGATGTAAAAGAGGTCGATACTTTAGTTGGACGTGGCCAAGATATTATATCAGAGGCCGAGAGCGACTGTGCTACAAAAAGATCTTATCTAAGTATTCAAAGTGCCACTCTCGATAAATTACGTGACGGTAATTTTGAACGTGGCAGCATGCTAAGTATGAAGGAACAGATTCATCAGCAACAACATAAGGTACATGTTGCAGAAAATGATTTAGAACGAGCTGAATTTAATTTGCGTTGCCATAAAGGCTTGTTAGGCATGCTACGGCCTATCGTAAAGCATATGATGGATGTTGATAAGGTTAAAATGCCGATTGGTATTCTTGATAAAATACCTAATGAGTCTGTTCCTGGTTTGGCATATGAAAATGGAGGGCCTTTTTCTACATCAATTTATCAGTCTTCCCGTGAGTTTGTTAATTCCTTCATTAAGTCGATTGATTCTATTTACAGTGAATGTCACCCGATAAATGACGTTCACAGAATGAACGCAGGATGGAAATTTAGATACACTCATTGTCGAGATTATTACAGGCAAGATATGGAGGCTCTTAGGACATCTACAACTCTCAATGAATATGCTGAATTTATGACTAAGTTAGATTTGGCAAGCGAAAGTAAAAGTAAACTCATTAAAAACTAATTTAAAATTAAGAGATATAAAAATGGCTGCATTCGTTAAACCGCATGCTGCGGAATCTTTTCATCAAAATTTTGTGAGCAATGCTAAGAAATTTGGCAATTCTTTCAGAATTTCTGAGCCGTCTGAAAATCTGTTAAGAGTTTCAATGATGCAATCCAGTTGGATGATGGAACAAATTACAATGGCAGATGTTGCTCAAGCCACTGGTCAGGCGGTATCTGTCGGCGATAATTCTCTATATACGGGTCGCACATTAGAGGGACGTTTTCGAAGCCCTACCAAACTCGATGGGACTGCATATGACCTTATCGAGACTGACTCATGTGCGGGCATAAGCTACGATAAAATGTCGTTATTAATTAATTCCGGCAGTGGTACACAGGAAGAATTTAATCAGAAAATGTCAGATTTTTTCTCGCGTGCATTCACACTTGATATGTTGAAAATAGGTTTTAATGGCCAACGCACTGCCCTTGATACCAAGCCAGATGAAAATCCGAAGGGGGAGGATGTTAATAGAGGTTGGCATACAATAGCGCGTGAATTCAACGCGGGTTCACAGGTCATTACTAAGCCAGCAAGCATTGGCGATGCTGGCGATTTTAAGCATATTGATGCGCTTGCTTCTTTCTTAATTAATGAGCTAATTCCCGAAGGTTTCAGGGAAGATCCTCGCCTAGTGGTAATGGTAGGGGCGGAACTAGCTGCCTACCAACGTTTAAAAATCTTCAATGGTGCAGCATTATCATCTGAACGTGCTGCTGCTCAAATGTTGGATAGTTCAGTGGCAGGTCGATTTGCTTTTGTACCTCCATTTATGCCCGGACGCCGTTTAGCAATTACAACTCTTGATAACTTGCATATTTATACGCAGAAAGATTCGCGCATTTTCAAAGCTGGTTTCAATGAGGACAAAAAGATCTATGAGCATAGTTATTTACGTCAGGAAGGTTATGCATTAGGTGATGGATTTATGTACGCCGCTATGGATGAAAATGCTTTGACGTTGAAGGACATTTAATATGGTTGGTGACTCAGGATCAACATCAGAATAGATATCTCTTTCTTACTAAGGGAAAACTATTGATGGCCGAATGAAGTTCAATCGCCGTAAAACTAAAGGTTGGGTTTCCGCTATTGCTCCAAATAGATCATCGCCCGGATGTACCGGGCATTTCAAAATTTCAGGTTCTGATTATGCAAATGATAAAAGCTGTGGCTGTATTATTCAGCCGCAGGCAAAATTCTTTTGTCCAAAATTTGTTGCAAAGTACATTAAGCAGCGTTTATAGTCGCCTTGCTATCGCAAAATCGATAGCCGGGCGTGGAAACCCGTGTAATCTGAAGGCGACACCAGACGCGCCATGCGTCTTTTTTTGTGTCTTTGCTTTTGTGCACCTGTTATCTGCACAGCGGTTTTCTAACCGTTGTTGCTGTCGTGTAATGGTGGCTCAGGCGGGGCTGACTTCGGTCAGGCCGGTATCCTTCAGAGCCGGTATTTCCACCCCCGTCTGGGCTACCACCAGTGAGCGTGGAAACTCCGGTGGTAGCGTTACCCGCTATCTGAAGGAGATTGCCACTATGGCTACGGTTCCCGTATTTTCTCACCCTAAATTTACCTTTCTGTTTTTAGCTGTTCGACGTGCTGATTTCTTAGCGCAACCCTGTGCTATGCGAGTAACAGCGGATGATGAGCGTGCTGCTCGTGTTCAGTTAGCTACCAAATACGTGTTGTGTTTTGCTGGCCGACTTCCTGCATTTGTACGGCAGGAGGTTCATGCATGAAAAATCATCACCAACCTGCCTGCACGCTGACTGAAAAAGGAGAAGATCAACTTCTTCGTGCTGCAATGGCTAGCGAGTTTCTCGTGAACGTCCTTCAGGGATTAAGTGCCTCTTCTGCGAAAAAATCGGTATCAGCTGAAGGGATCGCCGCACTTGTTGAGTGCATTTCACTTCAGCTTGATGGCGCTGTTAGAGAAAGCAGCTTGATGAAGGGAGGCCATCGTGATTGATGACAAAACGCTGTGTTCATCAGCATTCCGAATTGCTTTGCTTCGCCGTTATATCGCCAATGCTTTTATTTCTCTGATGACCAAAGTTAATGGCGAAGCTGCATATATTGAGGATGGAGAGATAATTGCGCTCACTGATGAAAAAGTGATGCTGAATATCATATTCCACATTGAGACACCTTGGATTGCAGAGTTTGGCATGGAAGAGGGGAGCCGTTTAGCTGCTGAGGCGCTTGAACAAATGCTTGCGCCGAGCTTTGTAGATGAAAAACTTCGCCTATCCATTAAGGGAGTAACGGAACTATGCGAGGTTTATCGGGACATTATCTTTGGGGCACCTGACGGTGAGCTTCCGCAGGGATATCAGTTCGTTTCGCCTGATGGTGGGGAGGGCTTCCTGTGAAAATGCAATCTGTATCAGCAATTGCTACCGCAGCGCGAGGCCGCTGGCCGCATATCTTATCCGCTCTGGGAATAAATGTTCCAAACGGGAAGCGGCATGGAGCCTGCCCGGTTTGTGGTGGAAAAGATCGTTTTCGCCTGGATGATAAAGAAGGTCGTGGAACGTGGTTTTGTAACCATTGTGGCAACGGCGACGGGCTGGATCTTGTGCGCCTTGCTACTGGCCATGATGTGAAAGCTGTATCTGTAATGGTAGCTGAAACGCTCTTATTACCTGATGTGAGCAGTCAGCCAATTATGCCTGCCAGAAATAAGGCTGCGGACGGCAAAGCAGTCCAGAAACGCCTTATTGAACTAAGCCAGCAAACACAGCAGGGAGAGTGTAGCTATTTGACGGCGCGTGGACTTCATGGGCATACGGTTTCTTTGCTAGTTAAGCAATTCAGAATGGCGGGTATGTCGTTTAGCGCTGGCTCTGTTCTGCTTCCGCTTACGGATATTGCTGGAAACATAACGGGTGGCCAGATTATCAGCCCTGAAGGTGAAAAATGTCTGTTGCAAGGTAGCCAGCTGTCAGGGGCATTTATTCAGGTTTGTGCTTCGCCAGCGGAACCACCTGAGCAAGTGATCATTACTGAGGGTTTTGCTACGGGGATAACCGTTAGCATGCTGGCTGATGGGCTAATTCTTGCAGCAGTAGCAGCCACTAATTTAGTCAAGGTAGCGCAACAAATACGCCAGCGCTGGCCAGAAGCTCGAATCATCTTGGCTGGGGATAACGATTTACTTGATGGCAAAGACAATACCGGACGTATTCAGGCAGAGAAAGCTGCGAAAGCTGTTGATGGGTGGGTGACGCTGCCGCCAACCAGACATAAAGCCGATTGGGACGATTTCCGCCGCGAATATGGGGAGCGGCGTGCTCGTGAGGCTTTTATGGAGGAAATGGCGCTACATGGCAAGGGGCTTACTCGATTGCCACAAGGGTTTCGACTTACTAAAGAATACCTGTGGTATGACAAGCAGGTGAACAAGTCTGACGGTGACACAGAGATCCGCAATATCAAGATTTGTAGCCCGCTTCGTGTCACAGCGATCACTAGTGATGCAGACGGCAGCAATTATGGCCGCTTGCTGGAATGGGAGGACACCAACGGTATTAGCCGTAAATGGGCGATGCCGATGGAGCTGCTTGGCGGCAGTGGCGAAGAACTGCGGCGTGTGCTGCTGGTTAACGGACTTTCTTACATCAACATCAATGGAATGGCGCGCGCACATTTGATGGAATACATCTCGCTGTGCAAGCCCGATAGGAAAGTTACCTGTGTAAATAAAACTGGCTGGCATGGTGGCGTGTATGTGCTTCAGGACGAAGTGATCGGGCGCGATGCTCAGTCTGTCATTCTGCAAACCAGCAGTGTACAAGGCCGTGATTTCAGAGTTAGCGGCACCACGGAAGAGTGGCGGGATCAGATTGGGCGATATTGTATCGGCAATGCACGTGTGGCGTTTTCTGTCAGTCTGGCTTTTGCCTCGCCTCTTCTGCGACTAGTAGGCATGAGCGGTGGTGGTTATCACCTCAAAGGCGAATCCACTGACGGCAAAACCACGACTATGAAAGTAGCCGCTTCCGTCTGCGGTGGAACGGATTTCTGGCATACGTGGCGATCAACTGGTAATGCGCTGGAAGGTACAGCCAGCCGCCGTAATGACGCTACGCTAATGTTGGATGAAATCCGCGAGGTAGATGGGCGGGAAGCGGGAAATATCGCCTATATGCTGGCGAATGGCCAAGGTAAAGCCAGAGCGAGAACGGACGGTTCAGTACGCGAAACGAACCGCTGGAATTTGCTTTTTTTATCTACTGGAGAGCTTTCACTGGTTGAGCATGCAGCAAACGCTGGAGAGCGAACTTATGCCGGCGTAGAGGTGCGCATGATCCAGATCCCAAGCGATTCCGGTATGCATGGCGTTTTTGAGGAGTTACATGGTTTCAGTGGTGGCAAAGCATTGGCTGAACATCTTGAGCAGTCAGTAACACAGCATCATGGCGCGCCGTTCCGCGATTGGTTGCATTACATCACGGAGAATTTGCCGGAAGTGACTAGCCAGGCGAAAGCCATGCTAAAAGACTTCACCCGCAGGCTGACGCCGCAGGACGCCGGAAATCAGGTTGGACGAGCAGTGACACGCTTTGCGCTTGTTGCAATGGCCGGGGAGCTGGCGACCCGCGCAGGCATCACTGGATGGCCACAGGGCGAAGCTTTTAAAGCGGCGGAGCGCTGTCTGGCTTCATGGATGACTGACCGTGGCCATGCAGCGAACCAAGAAGATAAAGCCGCACTGGAGCAGATTTGTGACTTCATGACCCGCAACCAGTTCAGCCGTTTTGCTGATTGGTACGACGAACGGAATCGACCTGCGGCCATGATGGGGTTCCGCAAGGTAGATAAGGGCGGCAATGACAGTGAGCCAGTTACCACGTTTTATGTTTTGCCGTCTGGCTGGAAAGAGATCTGTAAAGGTTTTGACGCCCGCAAGGTGGCGCGATTGTGCGTAGCCGCCGGATGGCTTGAGCCGGGTAGTGAAGGGCGCACACAGACAAGCGTTCGCCTGCCAGAAATAGGGGTTAAACGCGTTTATCAGTTCAGCAGTTTGGTATTGGGCAGCGCAGAGCCTGCATAAATCGCGTGAGCCTTATTTTTTAAAGGTAACACTGGTAACAGAGGTAACAGCCTGAGTTTATGCGGCCTGCTGCTGTTACCAGTTAAAAATCCAGACTGGCAACACTGGTAACAGAATTATGCTTGTTACCACTCGTTACCTGAGTAAAAACAGCAGTGGTAACAAATTTTATCTATATAAAACAACGGCGTTACCAGCGTTACCACTGTTACACATCTCAGAGATAGATAGCCGTGCCAAATGCCTTCAATCTGGCGGGCATGTTTTGAAGGAACAACCATGCGAATAATGAAAATGACTTGCCCTGTTTGCCTGGCAAACGCAACGATACGCAAAACCAACAGAAAGCATCCTCAGCTGTCAGATGTTTATTGCCAGTGCACCAATCTGGAATGTGGGCACACCTTTGTAATGAACGTCTCGTTTTCACATACCATCAGTCCCAGTGCGTTAGTTGGAGATGGAAGGGTAAGGGAACTGTTAAACGCGCTTGGTCAGGATGAGCGTAAACAAGTGCTTGAGTTACTAAGAGAGGAAGAGATTAAGAGTTAACTACTATGCCGGGCAGAATGTGAGCGTCCGGCTTAATTTTGGGATGAAAAAAATTCAGTAGACATTTCTTTAAAGCCCTTATATATCAATGCATTATATTTTCTTCAATATGAATAAGGTTGACTTCCTTAATCACGTAAAAAAATAATTTTATTTAAAATCAATAATTTAATACCATTTTGGATGGCTTGAAGTTGTTGCGAAACTGAAAAAAGTGAAATTCTTTTCAACGATTTCAGTCAAGGGTATGAGCCGTAAACCCTCTGCTGCCGTGAGCGGAGGTAGTGCTTTGAAGAAAAGCAAAACTGAAATAATTTCTTGATACGAAAACCGCAGGCGGGTGCGGTGTAGCGCGATTTTTGTGAAGTTGCAGATTTTATTGTGGTAAAATTTTCATATAAGTACACTGGAGGGGTTGTCATGAATATTTTAAAAAATGAAAAAATTAATTTTGATTTACCATCTGATAATGCAAAAAAATTAACAGATGAGGAAATTAATAAAAAATATGTTCAAGGTGAGATAAGAATAGTTACTGAACAAGCCCGATATCCACTGAATACAATTTCAGGGCAAATCGTGCACAATTCAAGTTATGTATTAGATCCTGAATTTCAAAGAAGACATCGGTGGAATAATAAAAAAAGATCATCTCTCATTGAATCTTTAATTATGAACGTACCAATCCCGCCAATTTTTTTGTATGAATATGAGTTCTCTTCCTACGAAGTTATGGATGGGCTACAAAGGTTAACAGCTATCGCGAAGTTTTACGATGATGAGTTTGAGTTGGAAGGTTTAACTCAATGGTCTGAATTAAACGGCAGGCGTTATTCAACCCTGCCAGAAATGATTAGAAAAGGAATAGATCGTCGCTATGTTTCATCTATTATCCTATTAAATGAAACGGCTAAGACTTCTGAAGTAGCAGACTTTATGAAGCAAATGGTTTTTGATCGAATAAATAGTGGTGGTGAACTTTTAACGCCGCAAGAAAAACGAAATGCAAATTTCAATGGGCCTTTTAACAAGTTCTGCATCAGATTATCCGCTGATAAAACATTGTGTAAGTTATGGGATATACCAGCTCCAACATGCAATGATGATGGAACCGTTGTTGATAGTGAAGAACGTATTGAAAATAGATTTTTTAAAGATATGAGCGACGTCGAATTAGTGCTGAGATTCTTTTCTTACAGACAAAGAAGAGAACTACAAAAAGGTATGACTTTAGAAAGATATTTAGATAAATACCTTGAAAGAGCTAATTCCATAGATGCTGATACTATGAAGCAAATGGAGAGTATTTTTACTAATACTCTTGAAGTTATTGATTCAATTTTTGATGACCAAGCATTTAGAATGTATAGATGTAGAAAGAATATATATTGGTCCTGGTTTGAAAGACCAACTACGGCAGTTTATGATTCTTTAATGTTTGCTGTCTCAAATTTGCTTGATTACAGGCATGAGTTGCTTTCAAGAAAAAATGACATATTAAATTCCATTGAGAAATTTTATATTGATAATTATTCTACCTTCGAAGGTAGAAATACAAATCCTGCTGCATTAGATCGTCGTGATGAGGCTTTTCTTAATTATTTAAAGGGATTTATTTAAGATATGAAGGCGCCTTACATCCAGTTTCAGGCTGGTTATGAAAGTCTTAAAATGCAAATGTCCTATATGCATGATGCTGAGCTGCTTCTGAATAAATTAGCTCATGATGTTAAAGGTGCCTATCATGATGTAAATGAAAGTGATTATGATACTTTCATTTTAAAATACCATGACAATGGTAAGAGAGTAACCAGAAGCCAGTACTTATATAATATTACTATAGTATCCTTGTATGGATTATTTGAACAGTTTATTGAAAGTCAAATTGAAGTATATGTTAAGTTAGTTACAGTTAGCGTAAAGAAATATGATTTATTACCACAAAGAATGCGAGATACTCATTGCGATTTGACATTAAAATATGCACTAAAGAACTTAGAAGATCGTTATTTAAATGAGCAGGATAAAGACAAAAATCACCAGTCATTGATAATGAGCCTGTATCACTCATTAGGTAATGGAATTGACGATTTTAGCTTGGTTGAAAAGGTGTATTCTCATCATAGCTCAAATTTTAGATATGAATTAATCACGACACTGTTTAATAATATAGGTGTCGATAGAGTAATTGATAAAACTTTATCTTTAGACGGGTATCTGGATTTCTATAAAGAATTTTTCGGATTAGATGACAGTGCCGATCATAAGGAGATAGTTAGTAATTTGAATGAAGAAATACTCGAACTTGTCCAGAGACGCAACCGTATTGCACATGGAGCTAAAGAAGATAATATTCTAAGTTATAAGTTTTTAATAGAGAAATGTATTTTCTTTGATAAGTTGTGTAATGGTATTTTTTGTACAGCTGATAAAACAATCTCTTATCACTTAATGGAGATTGAAATGGCCAATTGTGGAGCGTTTGAATTTGAGGAGCCAACCAATCTTTATGATAAAAAGTCTGTCTTTGGATTTTCTATCAAGGGATTAAATGGCACCAAACAAAGAAAATGTATTTATGTAGGGCAAGTGGTTTATTTAAAGTCTGTAATTTATGGAGTTATTGAAAAATACTCAATTGAGTCGATTTTTTTTAACGGTAAAAGTGATGATATTTTTGAAACTGAAGAAAATTTTGATTGTGGTATAAAGTTAAAAGATCTAGCGAGTATAAAAGGTTATAAGGGGTATGTTTTTTACTTTTCTTGAGCGACTATATTTAGTAAGTTGTAAATAAATTGGCATAATATTGCATCATTTTATGACGATTTTGAATGTATTGTGCATGATTGTAAGTTCCTCGAATCGAGTTCTTATCAACATGCGCAAGCTGTATTTCAATCCATGCGCTTTCAAAGCCATGTTCATGCAAGACTGTGCTCATCATATGGCGGAAACCGTGCCCTGTAAGTCGTCCATGATAGCCGAGCATCTTTATAACTTTGTTAATACTGGCCTCACTCATTGGTTTTCTAACATCGTTCCTGCCAGGAAACACCAGTTGATATTTTCCTGATATCACCTTCAGTTTATTCAGAATCTCAACTGCTTGAGATGATAGCGGGACCAAATGAGAACGGCGCTTTTTCATTCGTTCTTTAGGGATTTCCCACAGAGCGTTATCCAAATCAAATTCACACCATGAAGCCTCTCTGAGTTCAACGGTGCGGACACCAGTAAGCATAAGTAGCTGAGTGGCATATTTAGTTAGCAAGCTTCCCTGATACGCATCCAGCGCTTCAACAAAGGCTGGAATCTCTTTCTCTGTCAAGAACGGGAAGTGATTCTGTTTAGGCTTGTTCAATGCGATAGCTAAATCGGGTGCAAAATTATACTTTGCACGACCCGTCACGACAGCAAAGCGAAGAACTTCACCGCATCGACGGCGGATCTTGCTGGCTTGCTCTAACGCACCACGCTTCTCAATCTTTTGCAGAACGGCCAATAGTTCAAGTGGCTCAATTTGCTCAATAGGGCGGTGGCCAACGTAGGGGAAAATATCGCGCTCAAGACAGCCTAAAACTTCTTTAGCATAGCCATCCGACCAGGTTGACTTCTTGCCGCTGTGCCATTCTCTGGCAACGGCTTCAAAACTGTTCTCATGCGAGAAACGCAGCGCTATCTTATCGGCTTTACGTGCATCACTGGGGTTGATCCCCTTAGCCAGCATCGCACGCGCTTCCTCACGTTTTCTACGCGCCTCTGCAAGCGAAACCTCACCGTAAACACCAAATGAAATCATTTTCGGCTTACCTGCGAAGCGATACCTAAAGCGCCATCCCTTAGCACCAGTGGTTTCTATGAGTAGTGACAAGCCTGCGCCATCATTGAGGGTGTATGGCTTATCTTGAGCTTTAGCACGCTTAATTTGGATATCTGATAGCAACATATGTGTATAGAAAAAAGATCGAACCGAGTTATACGCAATACTATACACATCTGTGTATAGATTCCATTAGACGTTAGTAGGCAATACAAGACAACCATATGCCATTATCTTAATGAAATTAAATGATTTTTAGACGTGGTGAGATGAGTTGGGATATATAAATGGTGTCCCCTGCAGGAATCGAACCTGCAACTAGCCCTTAGGAGGGGCTCGTTATATCCATTTAACTAAGAGGACGTTGTTCGCGGAGGTTTTGAAGTTGTTCCGACGGTTCGCATCCTATCGTAAAACCTCAGATTTTTACAAGCTTTATGCTCTATTTTGTTTCGCTCGGTTTACCGCTATTCACCTTTAACATTGCTTCGTTCACTTGCCATTGAGTACACATTGAGTACAGAATGCTTTCAAAGTGTGTGTACAGGAAATCACAGTGGCGCTGAGTGACACCAAATTAAGAAGCATCAACGGCAAAGCTTACAACGGCCCAGCGGAGCTAACTGACGGCGACGGCTTGAGCGTTAGAATCACGCCGTCTGGGACGATTACATTTCAGCACCGCTATCGCTGGAATGGAAAGCCTGTTCGTCTCACTGTTGGCCGCTACCCTTCAACATCATTAAAAGATGCCCGCATTGCCGTTGGCGAGATGCGTGGATTGTACATGAAGGGGGTCAACCCAAAAACCTATTTTGCTGGTAGCACCGGTGAGCTGACACTGAAAGAGTGTCTCGATAACTGGTGGGAAAAATACGTTAAAGGGCTCAAGCACAACACTCAGGTGCTGTACAAATCGGTTGTGTACAACACAATGTACAGCGAGTTTGAGGATGTTCCCGTTGCTAACATCCCTGTATCAGCCTGGGTGCAGTTTTTTGATAAGCAAGAGAAGTTGAATAAGAAGAAGGCCCGCGTTCTGTTACTTCAACTCCGCTCAGTCATCCACTGGTGCATTAGCCGACAGCTGATACCTTCATGTGAGATCACTAAGCTGAGTGTCAAAAATATTGGCAAGAAGCCTGATGTTGGTGATCGCGTTCTGACCTACAGCGAGCTGGCAAAGATATGGCTGGCACTTGAGAACAGTAAGATCGTCACATCTAACAGGCTGCTGCATCAAATGCTGCTGCTTTGGGGGGCTCGCCTGTCTGAGCTTCGCCTAGCTAATGCTGCTGAATTCAATACCACAGATTGGATATGGACCACGCCATCCGAGCATTCAAAGATGGGCAATATCATCAGACGTCCGATCTTCGAACAAATGAAGCCTATGGTTGAACGCCTTCTTAACAGTGGGAATAAGGTTTTGTTTCCAGGACAGGAGCTTGATAAGGCTATCGACCGGTCTTCCTCTAATCTGTACATGAAGAAACTGAGAGAGACAATTGATATTCCTGAATGGCGCACCCATGACTTTCGCCGTTCTCTGGTGACTAACTTATCAAGCGAAGGAATCATGCCCCATGTAACTGAGAAAATGCTGGGGCATGAACTTGGTGGTGTCATGGCTGTGTACAACAAACACGACTGGCTGGAAGATCAGAGAAAGGCTTATGAGCTGTACGCAGATAAAATATTCTGGCACGTTAAACAGCTCGGTTAATCCCTCCATCACAAATCCATTTCTCCACCGCTCTCCGGCTATACCGCGCCGGATGTGTTAGCACTGGCGCAGGAAAGCCATGTTGCTTACGCAGCCGCCAGAGCGCCGTTCTCGCTTTACCAATCTGGTCCATAACTTCTTTTTCACTCATAAAGTCGTGGTGCATATTTCTTCTCCACACATTCCTGCTGCATCAGGTTTGTTTAGCCGTGACAGGTCACAGCGTATCGATATTCAATTTAAGTTTGTGCCAGCCGCGGGTGGCCCAGCACGCAGCTTCACCCTGGCAAGGGCATGACTGCACCGGCAGTTGCTCTTTGCACTTCCCGCACTGCTGGTGGGCCAGCGCTTGAACCTGCTGCGCCAGCTCAGCGGCATCCTTCCGGATTAACAGCGCTATATACTCGTTCAGCTCATACGGTTCACGACCGGGGCGGCGTGCGGCGCAGTTATGCGCCAGCATCTCCAGTTCCTGACTATCCAGCGCCAGCTCCAGCTTTTTACCACCGGCAGCGGCCTGTCTGGCACGCTGCACTGCTTTGCGTTCTGCAGCTGTCTTGCTCACGTATCCACCTCCTCATCCTGCACTATGCTTATTGCAGGAGGTACAACATGTGTGGACGATTTGCGCAGTACAGTAGTAGAGATGAATATTTCGAAGCCCTCGACGTGAAGCCTGACGAAATTATCTATGACCCTGAGCCGATAGGGCGCTTTAACGTGGCTCCTGGTACAAAGGTCTTGCTGCTTAACGAACGTGAGGATGAATTGCACTTCGATCCTGTTTACTGGGGCTATGGCCCAGAATGGTGGAACAAGCAGCCACTCATCAACGCTCGCGGAGAAACTGCTGCCAGTGGGCGTATGTTTAAGCCTCTCTGGGAGCACGGTCGTGCAATCGTGCCTGCAGATGGTTGGTTCGAATGGAAGAAAGAGGGTAGCAAGAAGCAGCCCTATTTCATTCACCACAAGAATGATCAACCCCTGTTCTTCGCCTCTATTGGTAAAGCGCCGTTCGGTAAAGATCACGGCCATGAAGGCTTCGTTATTGTGACCGCTGCCAGTAACAAAGGCATGGTAGATATTCATGACCGACGACCGTTGGTACTGACCGCCGACGCTGTACGTGAATGGCTCAGTGTCGAAACTAGCCCGGAACGCGCACAAGAAATTGCTCATGATGCGTCTGTTCCTGAAAAGGACTTCAGCTGGCATCCGGTGACTAAAAAGGTTGGCAATATCCATAATCAAGGTTCCGAGCTGGTAGATGAAATTGATGATCCTTTGGTTTGACCAGCTGCAGGCTTAAACTCAATGACCCACACCCACGGGTTAGCCTGCCAGCTGTTATCGCCGTAAATGGATTTCCATAGCGAGCGATACCCCAAATAATGTTTGTCGCCAATTAGTGAAAGCTCAGTGGCCGCGCCCTCAGCCGCTGCGTCCTGCTCACTTATATCCTGCAACCGCTCCACACGAATGCCGGTAATCTCCAGCGTTATGCGGGAAGCCCAGCGTGGCATGTGGATGGATGGGCGCCAAGGGAAGCTTCGGGTTTCACGATCCTCGCCTCCCCAAGCCTCTGCATAAACAGGGTGCCAATAATTGCCGCGCTTCTTAGGGATGCTGCGGGCGTAACGCCGCTCATCAATGTTTCCATGTTCGTCCGGATAATCATGGATCACCTGCCACGCCTCACGCACCCACAGGCGATCACCCACTGCACCGAACGGGCAATTCCGATAATTTCGAGCGGATACCTCACCTGCCAACTCGCTACCAGATAACTCACAACCGAAATTTTTATCGCGGAATGGGAATTTTACAGCACGACGCGTCTGCGTCTTTCTGCCGTCGAGAACTGCACGAACCATGTCTGCGTTAAAGATGATTGGGCGCTCTTTCATGATGGCTGCACCTCATACTTAATGCCCGACGCATCAAGAGCAACGAAAACATCATTCATGTCGAAGTAGTAGCCATAGCCGTTGCCGTCCAAGCGCTCACTTTTTGGCAGCTTAACCGGCTGCGCGGTCAGGGCAGTTTCTGGTTTATCCATTGCAGCCAGCAGAATTTCGAAAGCAGCAACTATCCCTGCTTCCGGTACGTCGTCCTCATGATCACGATATGCATCAATTGCTTCGCAGACTGCGCGAAGGGTTAAACCGTATGGGTATTTTTTCATGATGGCTCTCCTGCGCGGAGCTGGGCGGCGAAATTACGCGCTTGCTCTTCCATCAACGTGTAAAGCGTCTCGTCCTCCGGCTCAATAAACCCGATTGATTCATCACAATGTTTAGCAAAAATCTCCACGCCTTCAGCCCGCACAGAGTTGAGGTAGGCGTCGGTGGCTGGCATATTTCCAGTCGCGCTCATAGCCGCAAGGATTGCTTTCGCACCCTCTATGCCCATTTCCTCAGCGATGACATCGGTGTTTGAACCAACGACATCGCAGAAGGTTTGCACGGCTTTAGCGGCTAACCCATTCTCAGCCGCCAGCGCGTCACGATGCTGTTCTAATGCCCGGAATGCTTCGGCAATGGCGAGAATATTGGCTGGGCTGCAAAGTTCCAGGTAGTCACAAAACCAGGAAGCCTCATTTGAGTTGCTGCCTGTTGAAATAACAGCTTCACCTCGACTCTCGCAGATTATCTCGTGGGCTTGCTTGCCGTCTTTATCCTGACAAAGTGCGCTACTCCAATCCCTGCCGTACCAGTCCGCAACAAACTTCGCTTGCTCAACTAATTCATTTAGCTTTTCCATCATTCACCATCCTTAACCCATGCATTCCAGATACAGCCCGCTGGCAATCAGACGGGCGCGGCGTTTAGCTGCTTCACGATTACGCTTCTTTGCATCTTCGGAGCAGTCATTGCTGTAGTTGATCACCATTGGCCTAGACGGTGGGGGAGCAACACGGCGCGGATTTCGGGCCAAGGTGTAAGTGCGGTCAATAGAGCCGCCGCCGAGACAGATTTGATTTGAGGCCTCAACCTTTAGCGTTTCGCCACCTCTGTGCATTATGTGGAGAACTAAACGGTTGAACTCACTGAGGGTCATACCAAAACGTTCTGCCAGCTCGCGGCCAGTTGCCGGGCCTTTAGATAACTGCCAGGCTAACTTTTCACTGAATCCGGCATTAGCCCCGGTGCTGCGCCGGAATTGGGCGACCTTTTTCATGACACCACCTTCAGCGTTACAGTGCGTGAGCGGAGCAAATCCATTTCCATCTGCGAAATGATATTGATCGCATGTGAGATACCCAGCTGCTGGTGGTTACCCAGCGTTGTTACAGCCCGGCGTGCTTCCCCAAGTGCTTCACCACGTAGGGTGCGAATCCATTGATCACAAGCTGGAGTGGCAAGCGCCACGTTCAGGTCATCAATCAGGGTCATATCAGCGTCTGCCGCCTGTAGCGCTGAAATGGTGTCAGGCAGCACGCTGTTAATACGCAGCACCTCTGCAGCCATCAGGTTGGCGCGAACGGTGGCAACGTCGAGGCGTGATGACAGCTCAGCCACCATCTTTGCCATTTCAATCAGGGGCGTTTCAATACTGATGTTCTTAGCGAACTGGTGGCCAGCAGCGACGACTTCTTTATTCGACTTGAAATGATGCATGTCATCGCCCTCAGTGAATGGTGATGGTGCTGTTAAGGCGCTCAGCTTCGTTCTGCGCCTTAATCGGGTTAGTGATTACTGAGCCGTCAGGCATAACCCAGCCGTTGAGGATATGGCTGTAGGGCAGGGTGATAACGCCTACGGTGATATGGTCGTTTGGCTTTTCCATGAAACTCTCCACACACGATTTTTGGTTGCATGAATCCCTTGCCAGTGACGGCAATAAAAAACTTTTGGGATTCGTTTAAGTTGGCTGGTGAGTT